CCGACCAGGCATTGTGAAGGCTCGTCGTCTCGTTGATGGAAGCATCGAATACGAATGGACGGAGGACGGACGGCGCACGGTGAAGCGTGGCGATGATGTGCTGCATATCCGCGGCCCGTTCGGCGATGCTCTTTCCGGAACCTCGACGCTTTCGGCCTGCCGCAGCGTCTTCGATGACGCATTGGCTGCAGAGGAAGCGGCTGGATCGATGTTCCGCAACGGTGTGAACCCATCTGGCACCCTGTCCACCAAGCCTGAAGTGAAACTTACGCCCGAACAGCGGACGGAACTCGAGGAGCATCTCGCCAAGAAGTACCAGGGTTCGGTCCGCCAAGGTCGCCCTATGCTGCTCGACAACGGGCTGACCTGGCAGCAACTGTCGATCAACCCGGTTGACGCCCAGATGCTGGAAAGCCGCAAGTTCAGCGGCGAGGAAATCTGCCGGATCTTTGGTGTTCCGCCGGCAATGGTGGGCTTTGGTGACAAGGCATCGAACTGGGGTACCGGCAAAGAGGTCGATGTTCTCGGCTTCCAAAAGTTCACCCTCCGCAAGCGTTTGAAGCGCATCGAACAGGCACTTCTCAAGCAGTTGGTGCCGCTGGCCGAGCGCCGCGCCCAGGGCATCGAGATCGAGTTCAATTTCGAAGGCCTGCTCCGCGGCGATACCGCCAGCCGGTACCAGGCCTACGAGAGCTCCATCCGGATGGGTTGGCAGACCCGCAACGAGGTTCGCGCTCGCGAAAACATGCCGCCGATCGAAGGCGGAGACGTGATCACGGTGCAGATGCAAGACGTCCCGCTGACCGACACGATCAATGGAGAACGTGATGAACGAGCTTGATTTCGCCCTCGACACGAAAGCCGTTGATGACGAGGGCAATGTCGAAGGTTTGGCAGTCGGATACGGCAACGTGGATTTCGGTGGCGACCAGGTGATGCCTGGTGCGATCCAGAAGTCCCTCGCGGGGCGCTCGCGTATTCCGATGCTGCTTTTCCATGATCAGAAGCGCCCGGCAGGTGTTTGGACCTCGTTCAAGGAGACCTCCGACGGTCTTTTGGTGAAGGGACGCTTCTCGCTCTCCACGGCATCGGGGAAAGAGGCTCACGGCCTCGTCAAGGATGGCGCCATCGGCGGCCTTTCGATGGGCTACCAAACCGTCAAACATCAGTTCCAGGGCAAAGTGCGCCAGATCATCGAGGCAGCACTGCATGAGGTGTCTCTCGTCACCATCCCGATGAACGAGAAGACGCTTATCTTCAGCGTCAAAGAAATACTGGAAGGCGGCGGCAAGCCGACTGTCCGAGAATTTGAGCAGTTCCTGCGGGATGCAGGCGGCTTCTCGAAAAGCCTTGCAGCGGCCATTGCCGGCAAGGCGGCACCGCATCTCCAGGGGGATCCTGCCGAGGCGGCTGAAGACGGGCTCGCATTCCTGCGCGCCTTGAAGGGCTGACAGCCCGCATCAACCGATATTCAGGAGGTTCCCATGTCGGAACAGAAGACTGCGGCCGAGCTTGCCGCAGAGGTCAAGCGCGACTTCGAAACCAAGCACGACAAGGTCAAGGAGATCGCCGAGAAGGCGCTCGCCGAGGCTGAAAAGGGCCTGCCGCTCGCCACCACTGCCAAAGAATTGGCGGACACGGCGATCACGGGCATGAACGAGGCCAAGGCTCGTCTCGACGAGATGGAACAGAAGATGTCCCGTCGCGGCGAACAGGGCGACCAGCCCATGACGGCCGGCGAGCGCTTCGTCCAGGATGAAGCCTTCAAAAACTTCGCGGGTCAGCTTCGTCCGAAGGGGCGCCTTCTCGTCGAGGTCAAGGACATCACGTCCCTCACCACGGACGCAGCCGGTTCGGCCGGGGCGCTGATTCAGTCCGATCGGCGCGGCTTGCAGGTCGAGCTTCCGCAGCGCCGCCTCACCGTGCGATCGCTCCTGCTGCCGGGCACAACCGCCAGCAACTCGATCGAGTACGAGCAGGAAAAGCTGTTCACCAACAGCGCTGCGCCCGTGGCTGAAGGTGCTCTCAAGCCGCAGTCGGAACTGCAGTTTGAAGACAAGACGGCCACCGTTCGCACCATCGCCCACTGGATGCGTACCTCGGTACAGATCCTGGCCGATGTCCCCGGCCTTCGCTCCATTATCGATCAGCGGCTGCGCTATGGCCTCGCGCTTGCCGAGGAAAACCAGCTGCTGAACGGTTCCGGCACCGGTCAGAACCTGCTTGGCCTCGTCACGGCCGCCACGGCCTATGCTGCGCCCGGCAGCCTGACCGCCACCACTCAGGTGGACATCATCCGCTTGATGATCCTGCAGGCCGCTTTGGCTGAGTATCCTCCGAATGGCATCGTGATGAACCCTATCGACTGGGCATCGATCGAGATGGCGAAGGACAGTCAGGGCCGCTACCTGATCGGCAACCCGCAAGGCACGATCTCGCCGACGCTGTGGAGCCTGCCAGTGGTCGCAACGCAGGCAATGGGCGTGGATAAGGCATTGGTCGGTGCTTTCAACCTCGCTGCCCAGATCTTCGACCGTCAGGACGCCACGATCGACGTCTCGACCGAAGACCAGGACAACTTCGTCAAGAACAAGGTCACGATCCGCGCGGAAGAGCGTCTGGCGATGGCGATCTATCGCCCGCAGTCGATCATCTACGGCGATCTCGGCCGCGTAGCTTAAGCGAGTTCGGCTTATCGTGGCGGGCGCTTGTCATCGGCGCCCGCTTCATGAACCGAAGGAGTGAAGCCATGGATACCGTGAAAGCCTTTCTCACCAAGCCGCTGGATGGCCAGCCGGAAGGAACCGTGCGCGACTTTGACCAGGTCGACTTCAATCGCCTAAAGCAAATGGGAGCAGTGCGCGAAGCCTCGGAAGATGAGATTGCCGCCTCTCCCGTGGAGGACCCGACGGTAACGACTGATGCGGACAAGGATATCGTTCGCAAAGATCCGCTTGACCACGACAGCGACGGCAAGAAGGGCGGCTCGGCCGCCAAGGCGAAGTAAGCGCCTCCATGTCGCTCCGCGTCGTTTCGCCTCCGGCTCTGATTGTGAAGCCGGAGGATCTTGCCGGCAGCCATACGGAAGCCGCTGCTCAGCGCGCGATCGCTGCAGCAACGCGGACGCTTGACGGGCCGAACGGTTGGCTGGGGCGGTGCCTTGGACCGCAGACACTGGAGCTCACGCTCGACACGTGGTGCGGCTGGAACGATTGCCTGCCATGCGGGCCGGTTATAGCGATCGAGAGCATCAAGTATTTCAACGCTGCGGACGTTTCGGCCACCATCGACGTCGCGAATTACAAGCTCCACGCCGACCGGATATGGTTCGGCCGCAGCTTCAGCCACCCGGCGCTGGGGCATCCCTCCCTCATCAGCATCCGGTACAAGGCCGGCTACAATGGCACCACCGGCGCGGCAGATGGCGAGGTGCAGACCGGCGACGTGCCACCCGAGGCCATCCAGGCGGTGATCCTGTTGGCGCAACACGCGCTGTCGGTTGGTGCCGAGAACCTGTTCTTGCGCTCTGTCGAAACGCATGACGTCGAAACGGTCACCTACACGATTTCGGATGCAGCAGACGGGCTGGTGAAGCGAGCCGTCGAAAACCTCGTTCAGGGTCTCCGGGTCTATTCGTTGTGAACAGCCCCGAAGCCATCATCGGCCGGCTTGATGCTGCCCTGGCGCGAACCGGCCGAACGATCATGGTGCGGCGGTGGACCGGGAACGGGCGAGAGGATGGCGATTCCCGGATTGAGGCAATTGTTAAGGCGTCTGTCCGGCCAGAGAAGGCCGATGAGATCGTTGGGGATGCGAACCAGGCGCGGCAGCGGGTGATCCTGTCACCAACGGGGCTAGCGGCTCTGATGCCGCTGCTTCCAAGCGACCGTATTGTGCTCGGCGGCGCCCCTTTTGAACTGCCGTGGGAAAGCGGCAGCTTCTGGATTGGCGTTGCGGCTGAAAGGCCCATCCACGGCGCACCCACCTCGATCACGATTGGTGATCGGGTGGTGCGGATCGAACTGACGGTGCTCGGCTGATGGCGCTTTCCGTCCGCATGCCGGCCATGAGCCGGGACGTCGAAGTGCTTCTGGACGATGTGCTCGGCCCGGAAGCACGCAGCCGGTACTTGGCCGACTTCGCGCGTGATCAGCTTCAGGATGCTCAGGCGGTGAACCGGCAAGCGTTCGGGCGCGTGCCTCCGCATGAAAGCTTTGTGGACGGTCGG